TTGGAGTGAGAGGGGTATAGCCAGTATTTACTAGAACTTTCTTTAAATACTACCTCAGCCATGCATCACGCTCTTCATCAGAAATACATCTAGGTTCAAAACACATAGCATCCAAAATCTCGCCCCCTTTCAAGCAAAATGCATCAGCCCCCGCCTGTAGGGGTTTAGGGAAGTCTGGGTTAACAATGATCCTATATTCTTTTTCGGGACTATAAATAGTCGGCTTGCAAAATATTGGGTCCCAACTAATTCCCATTTGGCCGCTCTGAATATGCTCAATACGCTCCCGCTCACGATATAAAACACAACCCGCCGACAACCAGGGAAGGGCATTTTCTGAACGAGGGAGCATAAATTTTCTTACGGAAATTTCGTAAATAGCTTTCAATAGCTTTTTCGTGTTAAATGTCACGTAACCCACTAAATCAGGATTACCAACATAACCGTTGCTCGAAGGACAAAGGATTGATCTGTGCATGTCAATCGAATAGGCCTCCCTAGACACACATAGCAAATTAGCATTAACTGTACCCCCGATCTTTACGCCCTGCACAATGATCGTAGACGTTTCATCGACCAAGATTCCAGGCAAACGGATATTTGAGACAGTAGGTTCTGAATGATAAAGGGTTGCGGAGAATAAACCTTCTTCGGGATCAAGTCGTGCTCCCTGTTCAGCTGTATTTTCCTCTGCAGAATACCACTCTAAAGTTCCAAAATGTAAAGAACCAGATCTAAAATGATCTAAGTCATTTTTATTAAAAAATTTTGTAACATAATGAGTTTCTCTCGAAAAAATCAATACTTACACTCCATATTTGAACTAATTTACGTGAGAAAAAGTTTGCCCTCCACCAAGCTCTTGCCTCCTGTTAAGGTATCAGATATTTTGATTAACTCCACAGAAATCCGCTACATGGCCTTGGTCTTGTCCCAGTTGCCTTCCGGTCACCATATCTATCGCGCTGTCTCTGGCTCATTGGGCAAATTTTTCAGGCCGAAGGGGCGCCCGCCAAAACTTTGCAAAGGTCACTATCTGCGCATTGCTGCCATCCATGCAAGCCGCAGCGAACGCCCACATTCTGCCCCTATTAACGCAAAAAGCCCGCCCCAGTTAAGGAGCGGGCTTTATTCTGGCCGTGCATTTAACCGGCGGTTAACCACCGCTTGATATAGGCGGCGGCATGGCCCTTTTTACGATCTTGACCTGCATTGCCTTGACAGCGGTTGATGGTGACACTGTGAAATGTGACGGCGTAAATTTGCGCCCGATGGGAAGTGGCGCGCCTTACGTTTCAGGGTTTGACACCCCAGAAGTTCGCCAACATGCAGATTGCCCCCTAGAAAACCATCTAGGAATTATGGCCACGGCCCAAATGTCGAAATACCTACAAACCGATGGGCTTGTGATCGAGGATTCAGGTCAGTTGGATGTATTTAAGCGCCCTCTGGTGGTGCTGCGATTGCCGGACGGGACCACAATAGGTCAGCACTTGATTGAAGGCGGTTATGCCCGCATCTGGACGCCTAAATACAAGGCGAACTGGTGCGATTGATCGCAGGCGCTTCACGACTAGGAGCCACGTCAGTTCGCAACGCCCGCCTGCAAATCGTCATACCAACCGGCACAACGATCCGTTCGGGCAACCTGCCGCCCCAGCGCGCCTTTGACTTTCAGCGCCGCCGTATCCAGCCGGTCACCGATTACAACGCCTGCCTTAGCATGGCGTCGGCAATCATCTGGCAGATCCGGCAACACCTTCGCCGCTACGATAGCTGCTTTGTCGCGCCCCGCTGCCTCGATTGCACGATCACCGCAACCGGTTAAAAAGATCAGGACCAACAATGCAGCTGGGATGAATTTGCGTTCCATTTTCATACTCCTGAATTTTCTGGGCGTATTCCGCCGCCTGTGCATCGGCCACATGGGCCTTGGTGCGAAATATTTGCAGGGCATCCACGGCGACCTGACGGCGGCGCTCAAGCTCTGCAAGCTGTTCCTGCGCCACCATCGACACGAATTTATCGGCCTGCGCGTTCACGGCGTGGCGCACAGCCGATGTTTTATCGAATGTGACCCAAAGGCCCGCAACGAGGATCACCCCCAGCGGTAGGCCAATCTGGATGCGCAGGAGCTTGATTATGGCGGGCAGGAATGCGGCCATCACCCCTGCCCTTGCATACACAAAGCATATTCACCGGACCGCCGACGCACCAAACCACGGATCACCCGCCCGCCCGCTTTGTTCCACCACGTCAAGGCGTCACAGCCCGCCGCAATTCGCCCGGCGTTCAAACGCCGCGTTGCGGTACTTTTACCTGCGCCCCGAACGCCCACGTTATAAGCCAAGCTGACATATGCCACTTCACGGGGCGTAGTCAGGCGGACGGCCTTGGTCTCGGCGGTAAAATACCCCCGCAGCCCGGCACGATAGGACGCAATTTCCACCGTGAACATAGCGTCACATTCCCGCTTGGTGTATTTATCGCCCGCTTTGACACCTTTGGTCTCTCCATAACAAACCGTCCAAACACCCACGATGTCGCGGTAGGCTTGCAGTCGCAGGCCTTCCCAGCCGCCAATGAATTCCACGGCGAGCGGGGTGAAGTTATGCTGTGCGACGGCTATGGGAAAGCTGGCTTCACTTGCTCGTGACGACTGTGAAAACCCACCCCCCATCAACGCAATAACAAGCAACCAGCCAAGCGTTGTGTTTCGGGAAATTCCCTGATCCTTGACGCGTCCAATGATGCCATAGACCAGCAGCACCAGCGCAATCAGCCACCAAAAACGCGGGCTGGTATCAATCTCAAACCAGTAATAGATTAATTCAGGCACCACCAAGCAAATAGCGCTTAAATACAAGGCCCACATTGAATGCGCGGTCAGCGCAATTCGCTTCCAGTTTTGAACAAGTTTCATGATCAATTTCCCTTTTCTATTTCCCTGATGGCTAAACGCACATCAGCATGATTGTATTTTCCGCCCCGTTTGAGGTCAGCCACCGCCCTCAAACCCTTCCTTCACACCTCACTTACTCGCCACCTTCTCGATCAGCTTTTTAATATCGGCTGCGATCACCCCAAGCTGTTCTAACTGTTCCTTGCGCGACGCGATGGCTTCCTGATGATCCTCGTGACGCTGTTCTTTGAGGTGTTTTATCTCGTTGGAATTTGCCTTACCTCGCCCCTCCAGCCGAAACAGCCACGCCAATCCCGCAACAGCTCCCGTGATGACGCCCCAAAAGTCTGATAGAAAATCCAGCATTCTTATTTCCCTTACTGCCATGCAAAAAACCCCGACCGATTAAGTCGAGGCATTCCAGTTGGTTGTCGTTGGTGGTTAAACTATTTTAGGCTCAACTATTCGTAGCCCCATAATCAGACAGGATTTGTTCAAGCGATCTGTAGCCGGTGCCAAAGTGAAAACCACTCCGGCCACCAAAGGCGCGAACCGCGAGAAAAAACAGCGTGGCAATCAGGATCGCAACAGGGGCCGCAACAATCCAGATCAAGGCGGGTTGTGAAACTGCATCGCGCAACATGGCGCGGTAGAATTTCCAATCATACTGCCGCCGATGCGCTTTCGTGTACCCCAGAGAATAGCCAAAATCATGGTGTCGCCAGCTGGCGTCCTTGAAGAACCAACTGGCTGTTTCGGTGATTGATGTACGCAACCAATTTGGCAACCAGCTGGGGCCAAGGCCGTTGCCAAAATGCGCCTGTTGCGCCGGTGTTAGGTCAGCAAAGGATGGGCGGGCCATTACTCCCTCTCCGATACTGGGGTGGTCTTTTGTTCTGGGGTTTGCGCCTTCCACTGTGCAATGGCAGCGCTGGTTGCTGTGGTGATTTCTGCAAACACAGCGTTGATAGCTGCCGCGACCTGATCAATCGGGATGGCCTCATTTGTCGCCTGCACAATCGCCGTCTTGGCCTTGGCTTTCAAACCAGCGGCCATGCCGGTCAGGGCTTGGAACGCCTCGGCCTTTGCAATGATTGTTGCCGTTAATGTTGACGCCTCAATCCCGCTGCCCTCGGCCTCATAGCCAATCATCGCCTGTTGACCCGCTGTGGCCGTGCCTGCCGCAATCGCGCGCGCGGCACGTTCCTTGGTTGGCCATGTGTCACGCTCCTCAACGGTTGCGCTGCCGGTCAGCTTAAGCAGGAATTTGCTGTGTTCTTGATCAATGCGGTTGAGCGCTGACGCTTGGAACTCTTGCCTCGTCGGCATGTGGGGCCGGATGATCTTCCCGTCCCAGACCAGCCGCGTTTCGCTTTGGTATACCGATTGAAGGGCATCGGCGTTTGTGGCTGAAATAACCCGCATCTCGACGGGAAACAGCGCTGTAATGTCGCTGGATTGCCCAACAACATCGCCACGCTCATTCACTAAGAAAAAGAAGCCCAGAACCTGTGCCTTGGCGACGTCATAGAAGTCCTGCCCATCATCATTTTGGGCAAACTGGATGTTATGTGGATTGTCCCCGTCAGGGGTGTAGCGGGTGAAATACCCGAGGTCTGTGAACTGCATGATTACACCTGCGCGATTGTGACCCAAGAGCCATTGATGAATTTTTGAATGGGGCGGGATTTGTAGCCTGACATGACATCATCCCCGTACTGCCACTGGATGCGAACGCCCGTGAGAACAAAGCCGGGGTCGGCCAAGTACCAAGTGTTAATGCCGGTATCTGTTGAGAATAGCTCCTGCACCTCTGCGCCCATGCGAACATCATTTACAGTGGTCCTCCAGTCCGTCCATGTGACGGGATCACCTGTACCGGTGCGGGTATTCGTTCGTCCCCATTCATGCACGATTTGCGTAAACCGCGCCCCCGCACCCCACTGGCGTTCAATAACTTGCATCGTCGCCACATAGGAAGTGCTTGCCGCCTGCCATGGGCCATTCACCCAACTGCCTGAGATAGAATACAGTCCACCAACAACGATGTTGTCAAAGTCGCTGCTAAAACCGAAGTCTCCGGCAGACGGGGCAACACCCCTAAAGGTAGTCGAAGCCGCAAGTGCTTTGATCTCAGTCTCCGTAGAAAGCACACGAAACCATGCACCCCAGACGCCAGCCTTGTTGAACCGGCACCACGCATTCGAGTCGTCGTCGTCCGACGAGGTAGTACCGAACACCTCCTGCTTAATCCAATCGATCTTGTGCGAGGTCACTAAGCCCGTCACCCAGCCTAATAAGGGCGCGTTTGCAGCCCCAAGCCCTGAATACCAACCATTGGCGGTCGCATCGTTCCAGTCACTTGTGTAGGACTCGTAGGCGTGTTCGCCTAAGCGGTTTGGAAGGGTGATCGCAACGGCCCCCGCTTCAACCGTAAGCACCCACGCGGCGAATGCATCCATCTCTGGCGCCAGTGTATTTGTTTGCCAATCCATAAAGCTGCTAACATTCGCATCAAAAACCGCTTGGGATTGCCCCTTCGCAGGAACAACTCCGGGGTATTGTGTGATTGCAGGGGCTGGTGGGTGTGTCATAGGCTTTCGACCTCCATTGATACTTTTGAAATTCCGACGCCAACGGCTGTCACCTGCGCGGTGTTGATAAAGCCGTAAACGGACAACTCAGGCGCATTATCAGGGCCAGAGAATACAGCCCCAACCCCGTCTAAATCGTCTAAAACCCGCCAAAAGGGATCAGCTTCGTAATCCTGTAAAACAATCTGGTAGGTAACTTTTGCCGATGGTGTCCGCCGCAAAAGTGAAGTCAGCAAGCCTTCGGTTTTTTTGATTGATCGACTGCGCAGGGTGCGACTGGTTCCGGGTGTGACCGTTCCAAATTCCACCACCGCGCCCATTGCGATTGTGCCGACTTGTGCTGTGCCCGTTGAATGACTTATGGTTATTTCGACAGTTGAACCTTGCGGAATATTGACGCTCAAATTGATGTATTTTCGTTCAACCGACTGCGGGATAAACATCCACCGCCACATTGAACCGATGTACGCCGTGGCATCCTGCAATGCATAATCCACATCTAGGACATCCCCCGTCGTAGCAACGGTTGCAACAACCCGAATGTTTGTTGCGGCCAAGCCGAATAATGCGATGCCGTTAATTTGCGACAAGCCTTCAAGCGTGTAAGTGATACTGCCCGCATTGGTGGTGACCGTCTCAACCACTCGGTATTTATCTGCCCCAAATTGCAAATCAAATGCGGCGTAGCGATTGGCTGGGCCAGCGTCGAACCACTCGGTGGAACCTGGGGCGGACGGGTCAGCCGTTGTTGTGGCCGCGCTCACCTCAAAGATACGGTCTCCGACACGCCTCTGGTCCCCAAGCGTATAAGTTCCCGCTACCCAGACGGATTCTAGTGCGACATTCGTTGCCGTTATGTTGGCCTCACCGATCTGGATCGGTTGCATCATTCTGAGTGTCAAAGCGCTGTCTCCAATGCAATTGCAACCTGATCTTCTGTATTGTTTGCGGTGCTACCCGTGTTTGCAGCCGTGATCTCGGATGTGCTTTGCAACAAATCCAGCCGCGCATTCAATGCCCGCAACTCAACAAGAATTTCGGCTTGGCTTCGCTCTGGTGTGTATCCAATATTATTGCCTGCCCGTGATAGAGCACGCCGATAATCAACGCCGCTGGCAAACTTGGCTTCGGTCACTGACGCCAGCAAAGCACCCGAAAGGGTATTCGCCGCACTGGTCACATTCACAAAGGCTGGCGCAAGCTGGATCAATGCAGCGCCCAATTCGGTATCGCCGGTCGCCATCGCCGTATCGACCAACTTACGGTAGGCCGCATTCGTGTCTGGCACAAAGTTGACGCCAAGACCGGCAAGGCTTTCCGTTAGGCGCGCCGTCGCATTCGCCAGCTTTTCTTTTCCGGTGTAAAATTGATCATAATAAACCACTGAGGATTTAGTGAAGTTTTCGAGAGACCCGAACAGTTCCGCGAATTTCGCAGCAGCCTCACCACCTGCAAGCGAGATGTTAAACAAGCTGAAATCCAAATCCCGAAAGGCATCGTTCACCGTGACCAACGAGGCACTTAATCGCACCAGCGCGTCATATGAACCATCGACATCATCGCCAGAACCAAGAACACGCAAAGCCAAAGCATCGCCAAGACCACTCATGGCTTCTTCGATCTTGACCTGCTTTGCAGCGTCATCAAGCCCCTTAAGCGACAGTTTGAATGTGTGGCTAAACCCATCGAAGACATCAGCGCTAACGCCAAGACTTTCTGCGGCTTGAAGAACACTGCCTTTCACCAAATCCACAGCCTGCGTAAATGGCGCAGAATCCTTTTCTGAGATTTTGGAATAGCTCGTTCTGATTTTCTTAGACAGGCCCCAGAAACGTGTCGTCTTGATTTTTTTGTAGCTTTCGAACATGGCCGCTTCCATGTCGATTATGCCGCGAATACCGGAATCAAGCAGTTTGGTTTTCTTTTTGAAGAACGAGAACACAGCCAACGCAATGCCAATCACAGGAAGGGCCGCGCCAATGCTGGACATGATCCCTGCCCCGCCGCCAATGCTGCTGAACAAGCCACCTATCCCGCCACCGGTTCCAAATGTTCCGGCAAGCGTATTTCCAAGCCCGCCGAGCAATCCAGTGCCGCCGCCGAGACTGCCAAAACCTGCCGCTAGACCGCCACCACCAAATAGTGATGCACCCTTGCCGAAGCCGCCAATAGCCTTGCCGAACAACCCACTAAGCAAGCCCCCACCGCCAGCACCACCACCCGTTGCGGCAGACGCGGCAGAACCAGCGATGCCGCCTGACCCGCTAAGGCCAAGCGCAATTTTGATCGGGTTTGCGATAGCGGTGCTGATCAAATCGCTCAATAATTTCTTAAACGAATCTCGGATGCCGTCCACCATCCCCTTGAAATTCTTGAACCCGCCCGCGACCCAATCACCAAACGCCCCCGCCACATCACCCACAGCAGAACTTAGCCGACCCGCGAATGCCTTGGCCGCGCCTTCTGCCGCAGTTTTTGTTTCTTTCAACGCCCCAGCGGCCCCACCCTTGCCGCCCTTGCCGCCCTTGCCACCGGTCAAGGTTTTGGTGAAGGTTTCAGTTTCTTCATTCGCATCGCCAACAGCGTCCCCCATCTCTGCCATTGCCGCGCTCATTTTTTCAAACGCCGGACTTGATCTGTTGAGATAAGCCCAGCCAGCGTCTGCCATTGTATCAAGGGTTTTAGACGTGGCGTTCGCCTCGTTCGCCATATCCCGTAAGCCCGAAACCGCGCCGCCAGTGTAATCTGTATTCATTGCCGCCGAGAACGCACCGGACACAGCCGCGCCCATTCCTGCAGCGTCTGGGACCACAACGCGCGCGCCGGAAAAGTCTAGCTTCACAGCCGACATGCCAGCAAGTTCACGAATTGCGTTGAGAGGGATCATCAACTTCTTAACGCCGCTCTCGACCATTTCTATCAGGCCATTGATTGCTTGTGCGCCGATCCGCTTGAAGGCCGTGGGCAGCGTCTCAAACCCTGCCACCACCGCATCCTTGACGCCAACGAATGTCCCGATAAATTTATTCGCCCAAGTTCCGGACACCCATTCCAGCACATCCGCTAACGCACCAATAAGAGACCCTTTTATCCCCGCAGCATCAGATTTAATGCGCAACAGCAGGACGGTCCCGAATTCACCAAGCCTCCCAAATATCTCTTGGCCCACTTCCTTCAAAAGAACCAAAGCGGTGCCAAAACCGCCAACCGCCGTGACAAGACCACTGAACTTTGCAGTCAGATAGCCAGCGCCGACGATAAGCGCGCCGATCCCCGTTGCAACCAGTGCACGTTTCAGAACAGTCAATGCACCTGCAAAAGTGAAGGTTGCCACCTTCGCAGCAATCAGCGCGCCCACATAACGAACACCAAAAGCGACAACCGCAATATTCATTGACGCGATTATTACATCAATATTACCCACAAGGCCGTCAATCACCCCCCGCAGCATCCCGCCTTCACGCATGGAATCGTTGAAACCTATGGCAAGCGATGTCAGCGCTGGGGCAAGTGCGCCGCTGATACGATACCCGATGCCCTTCACGGCCATGCCCGTATCATTGAGCGCAGCCCGCAAGCCAGTCAGCGACACTATCGTACTGGTGCTCATGATACCGCCAAGCGTTCTCGCATTTTCGCCAAGCCGTGCCATTTCGGCCCCGCCGTTTCGCAACAGGGGGATTAAGGCGGTTGTGTCCGAGGCCATTGCCTCAAGATAAAACGTCATTTCCTGCTGGCTCAAACCAGCTTTTTCAAGGGATGTCGTATAAAGCTGCAATGCTTGCGGCCCAGACAAATCACGAAACGCATCCGCAGTTATACCAATTTTAGGCGCGACGTTCTCAAAGAAGTCGGCCATTGGCCCGCCGCCTGTAGTCAGGAAATCACCAACACGGTCATTCACATCCTTTAGAATGTCCGCCAATTTCTCCTGTTCAATGCCTACTGATTTCGATGCAGCAGCCCATTTTTGCAGCTCTTCAGGGGCAGCATTGGCAACTTGTGCGAAAGTTTTGATTTCAGCCGCCGTTTTCGATGTGGAAATCGTCAAAGCCGTAAGCGCCCCAGCCAACGTCACAGCAACACCAGAAACAGCAAGGAATTGCCCCCGCATCCGCTTCAACGGAGCATCAAGACGCCTTGCGCCCCTTTCGAATTGAGCGCTATCCAGCCCAAGGTTAACCCTGAGACTGCCAATTACAGATGCAGACATTTATAAATCCTTGATGAAGGTGCGGGTCAGTACCGTTGCACCGCAGATCGACACGGTGACCGGTTGGTTTTTACTGGTCTTAGAAGGCCACTAAGCCCCAGACGCGAGCGCCAAGGCGATAAATGCCCCCCGCGCCCTTGCTTGATTTGCCTCATCCGAAACAGGCTTTGGCTTTTCACCATGTGGCTTATAGTCCGGCATTTTCTTTGGATCATGGTGCGCAATGGCTATGAGGCCGGCCATTTCAAAGTTACGAATGCGCGCCCGTTCAAAACTGTCCGTCTCGCGTTGCCGCGTGGCGTTTACAACAAGAATGACCTCTTTAGGCGTCATATTCCAAAAAGATTGGTATTCTTGGCCCGCGTCCAACCACGCGCCAAGAAGCTCTTCGATATAATCGGTTACTTGGCTTTGGCGGGTTTCCCCGCTGGGGCCTTTCCCGATTTGTCCTCGACTGGAGGGAACGCAAGTTCTGCGGCCTCTGATACTTTTTCAAGCGCCTCAGAAAACCCAACAACGTCCATAATGTCACCGGCCTTCTCAGGCGTCATATCATCAATGTGAGACAGGCCCGCCCAGAACAAATTACGCATCCGGCGAACATCGCTCTGGTTGGTCTGCAAGGCCGCAATCCCGTCCAGAAACGATTCACCCGTGTGATCTTGATAGCGCACCATCGCGTTGGTGGTGATGCGAACCGAATAGGTATCATCGCCAGATTTAAGCGTTATGCCGCCGCGTTTGCTGTTCATACAGCTACAGCCCCACGCGTCCATGTCACAGGCCCTGTTGTGCGAATGCTGATGTTCAGACCAACCAATGCCCCAACGTCATTGCCTTCAACTTCTGGCGTTGGAAAACCACGAAATTCGAAAACATCGCCAGCTGATTGGCGCGGTTGCGGGCGCAAGGTGCAGCGGTAATAGATTGCGCCGACCGCAGCCTGATCTGCAAGCTGTTGCTCATAGCCCGCAGCCGTATAGCCTGCGGGAATGCTGATCACACCAGCATCTTTCAAGCCCTTAACATATTCCTTGAAGCCACCCGCACTATCGAGTGAAGTCGCCTCGATATAATCGGTTTCAACCTTCGGGATAGCAACACCCTTGGCCTCTGGAATTTCAGTCCAGACAGTACCGTCAACGGAACGCTCTTGCTTGCCCCCGTATGCAATAATTTGTTCACTCATAAGAGTCTCCTAAGTTGTTGTGAAGTGGACCATGAAGTCCATAGAAACGCGGTAGGGCCGCTCCGCTTCATTTGATCCGCCCTCTCGTCCGCCCCGTGTTCCCACGAGAAAGACGCCTTGAAACGCGCCGCCTTGGTAGCCGCTCAAAAGCGACCGCACAGCGCGCGACAATAGTTTTGCGGCCCCATAGGTGCCTGCGTAGCAATCGACCTGAATGCGCGTGTGCGTGACGCCGTTCGGCCCGTTTAAGGTGTATCCCTCAGACTCGCTGATTGTGTTCAACACGATTGCTGGAAACGGTTGCCCTTGCGGGTGCGCTCCGAAATTCACCCGGTCGCTGACATGACTTGAAACCCCACTGTCAACCAACAGCAGGCTTCTTAGTTGCTCTTCCATCCGCTATCCTTTCGTGCGGGCTTTCGCGGCCTTGCGCTCGGCCCGTGCTACCGACTTTTCCACCTCGTCCCAGAGGATACGCCCAAGGCGATCCAGCGTTGGGAGCGCCTCTTTGTCCCATGCGGGCCGAAGTGCAGGCTGTGGCCCGTGGTTTGCATTGCCGAATTCTTGCTGAACACCTGCTGGGTCATTGGTGCCGACAAATCCCTCAACCGTCGCCTTTTCATTGCGGAACATTTTCCGGTGCAGCCCGGCTTGCCGCTTGTTCAGCTTTGTGCTGTAGGAGAATGACCCCGCGTAATTGCCCGTTTTACCAACCGGCGCAAACTCATTTGCAGTATCCGCAATCGGGGTTGCCGCCTTCTTTAAGGACCGACGCAACACGCCTTTGCCAGCCGCCTTTGAAAGCCGCTCAGGTTCTTTCTCAAGTTCCTTGAAGCCGAAAAGTTTAACCGTTGCCATTGCTGACCTCCGCACCCGCCGTGATTTCAAGGCGCTGATTTCTGCCTATTTTCTTGATGCCGAATATCGCATAGATGACACCGCTGTAGACCAAGGTATCCTTGGCGGTCAGATCCCGTGTGAATGTTGATGAGCGCACAACAAATTGAGCCGTCAGAGTTGCCGAAACCGCGCCAGCCCGCACCCGCTCCCCGTCACTGACATCCTCCTTTGAGGCCCAGACAGGCGACCCGTGATCGACAAACTTTTCAATCTTGCCAAACCCATCATCAAACCAGGTGAAGCGCCGAAACTGTATGCGGTGATCAAGCTTACCCGTGCCCATAATCAGCCCGCCGCAAATTCACAGGGGCGCTGATAGCGCGCCTGTTTTATGAGGGCGCGGCATCCAAAAGAAACCTTCAAGTATTCTGTTTCCTCAACCGAAATCCCAGCATCATACCAGTCCTTGGTTATCAGAATAATTGCCTGCCTCAATCCAAGAGGCACCGCAGCTTGATCATGCCCAACCGTTGCTTGCACACGTATCTCGACAGCATTTGACAGGATTGATCCCAGATCCGATGAAAGCAGCATTTGCGGCTCGTCATGCCCCATTGCCAATCGCACCCCGGCTAAGTCTAAATCGACCCAAACCCCATCGCCAGTGTGATATGAAACGGCAGTGATTTCTGTGACTGGCGCGACAGGGAACCACCACCGCAACCAGCCACCATTGGCCACTGAAAATTCAACAGGACGTTGCAGCAATGGCCGCCGCGCTGCGGTCTCAACAACCTCCGTCGCAGCCGCCAAATATGCGCCAATAAGAGCATCATCATCAGATTCATCAATCGTCAGATGGATTGCCGCCTTAAAGTCAGCGGCTGTGACCGCCCCTGCAAGCGCTGCTGTGCCAATATATTTCATATTTACTGCCCCTAGACCTTACTTCTTACCTTGGGCCGGAGGCTTTCCACCACCATCCTGATCTTTATCAGTCACAGGGTTTTCCAATTTGGCCACCGCCTGTTCGCGGGCATCCAAATCAGCTTCGCGCTCCTTCAATGAAGCATCAGCAGCGTCCAGCTCTTCTGTGCGCGCCAGCAAAACGTCAGCCTTTTGTTCAAATTCTGCGCTGGCCTCATCAATCATTTTTTGCACTTCGGCAGTACCCACTTCAAGGGTCACTTTCCGCCCCGCCCCCTTCACATCACCAACAATTTTCGCGACCTTTTCAGTCTCGAACTTTTCTGCGACCAAGCGATCAAAGCCCGCTGTCTCACCCACGTTATATTTGCCGTGCGCCTTCAAAAATTTAACCAGAACATTCGCCATCATCTTATCCTTATTTTGCGCCATAAAGCCCCCCAACAAGCAAATGTTAGGGGGTTATTTATTTTACGCGTTACATGTTTTGTGGATTACAGAGACCAGCCAGCGCCATTCAGACCGGCGATGGCCACATCATGCTCTGGCGCAAGATCATGCTCGGAAATCGCATTCATCAAGGTCAAATCATTCTGGAATGCCGAAATCGTATTGCCGCCACTATCAACATAGGTCGCAACATTGGACGAAGAAACGATGATATTCATCGCATCACCAATCATGATTTCGTCAAAATCAGCGAAATAAACTTCAGTTTCATCGCCACCGACGCCCAGATTGTCAGGGATTTGCGATGTGGTGCGAATAGTATATCCGTGCAATTCGCCTTTGGCATCAATCGACGGAAACACCAACACACCTGATGATGGATCGCGCAAACTGGCCAGCCAGTTTTTAGCGCTCGCACGCATCATCCAGCCCGGCTTGGCCATAGCAACATCGGCATCTTCAACCAATGATTTCAGCTTGCGAAGTGCTGCCTCTGCCGCTGCAACATTTGCCGCCACCAATGGCAACCAATTTGGGGCCAAGCACCAGTTGCGCAACCCCTTAGGGGTGTTGCCGCTACCGTCACCACGAATAAAGGCCAAATCTTCACGCCGCGCCATGACCTTCAACATGTCATCGCGCACCATCATCGCAATTTGGGCGCTGGAATGGCGCAACAACGAGTTGCCAATCGGCACCAAGCTCGTCAGCTTTTTGAAAGACTGGTCAATCTTTTCAAATGTTGGCTGGCTTTCAACCATCGCCGCATTTTCACCGATATATGATGCGGTGGCTGGGGCCAGTTGTTTTGCATGACGCAACTCGCCAGCAGGCATAGGCACAGAGCGCGCCCCAGATGCCCGAACGACGACCCGTGAGCGCAACAATTCAATCATTTCTGTTGATTGAGCGCGGGGGATTGTCACACCACCCGCCGCCTCTGTTGCGCCAGACAGCGCCGCAGAGACACCCGAATGGCCATCGGCTTCAAGTGCTGCAACTGCTTTGTCCCGATCACCACCAGAGTTTGCCAATGCATGCAACATGAAGCCAGCGGTCACCCCCTTATGATCCGGGTTGATGGCCTGTGCAGGAACGGTGCCTGTCTGGGTGGACGTGCCTTCATCGCCTGCCCCCATAGATGTGGCTTGAGCCGATTCAACGCTCTCAGCGCGCTTAACTGCGGCGTCTGATGCATCAAAAGCAACTTGTGCAGTGTCAAATGCGGCTGTCGCTGCGACCAGCTTTTCTGCCATATCATCGCCGCCAGCGCCTTCGATTGTGTTGATATCTGCCGCAAGTGTTTGCAGATTGTCAGCCGCCGCTTTGCGGTCGCGGCGCAGATCGTTAATGTCTTTCATAGTTTCTTCTTTCTTGAAAGTGGCGCCATACAGGCAGCCGAATTGACCCCGCCGCGATGGGCAAGGCAAATGACACGCAATTTTTACGCGTGATTAGGTTTGTGAAATTGCCAGGGCTGCCGCCGCTTTGGCGGCAAATGCTTTCGCAGATTTGCGTGGCGCAGGCGCATAGACCGAGAAAATGCGCTCATAAAACGCGGCCCGTGTCTCAATGGTATCAGCCAGACCGCGCTCAAGTGCATCCGGCCCACGGTAAACAGCACCGCCATCCGCAACATCATCAGTCACAGTCAGACGCTGCGCAAGATCACTCAGAGGAATGCCTCGGCCAGCGGCCACGGCAGCATGAAAGTCTACCTCGATGGCATCAATATCCCGCATGATTTCAGCACGCCCCTTGTCGGTGGCGGGGTCAGGGCGCTTTGCAGCGGCATGGCTAGACGGCATATCAAACCACTTATTGCCATACATGTCTGGCTTGACAGAGGAGCTGGAATAAGCCGCCACCCCGATAGAGCCAACAACACTCCCAGGCGTCATCGCAATATCCGTCGCTTGGCTTGCAATCCAATATCCCGCTGAAGCCGCCATTGGGTTTACCAACGCATGCACTGGCTTGATCGCAGCCAGCCGCGCAATTGCAGTGCTGGCCGCTTCAAGCCCCAAAACAAATCCGCCCGGCGTGTCGATTTCCAAAACCACGGCATCAACATCATCATGGCTGTGAAGCTCGGCCATGGTTTCTTCCAAACCGTGATAGGTTGACCAGCCAAACCATTTTTCCAGCGCAAAGAAATTAGGCGTCAACATCCCGCGCACAGGAACAACCGCCACCCCGCGTGAAATCGCAAACCGCTCGCCCCGCTCAATGATTACGCTGTCACCGGATCCCGCCTGCGCAAAGCCTGCACCCAGCGCCTCATCTGGCAAGCTAAGCCCGAGCAGAGCGCTGCCGTGTTCCATAGAAAACGCCATCGGCGCGGCCCCGACCAGTTGAGAAATTGTTGGTTTACTCATCATCATCATCCTTTTGATCATCACCGCTATCATCGCGGGTCATATTTGGCGCAGGGTTCAATTTGTCGCCACCAGCAACATCTGGCAGCCCTTCTTTTTTGCGCGCCTCATTCGGTGTCATGATTGGCCCACCAACAGCTTTGCCGAACGCCTCATAGCGTTCTTTTGTCGTTGCTTGCAGCAAAGTGTTATAGTCGTGTCGGAAAAACATTTTAGCGCGGCGCTCCGCTTCAGTTAATATTCCCAGATCATATTGCGCCTCAATAAACTTCCCCCAGTGCAGTAAGCAGTCTGATCGGTAATCTATTGCCTGCTGTTGGCCATTGGCCTTCACACCATGCTCCAACATTTGCAATTTACTTGGCGGCATCCGATAAATTGCAGCAATCATTTCACGGTCAAATTTTTGACCCTCGAGCAACTGCTGATCAGATGCCGACATATCCAGCGGAATTATGTCCTCTTCAGTGCCGATAATGGGCCAGCCTTTACCCTCTGGATCAGCCATCGCATTGCGAATGCGTTTGGCATTGCGCGTCCAGTCTTCTTCATCTTCAAAAACATCCGCCATCTTGATCACACCGCGCGTTGCGCCCCCCGCTGCCATCCGCGCCGCAGCCTCTTGTCGTGCCAGCGCCAGCCCGATGCTTTCGGATGCAACCTCAATGGGGCTACGTCCCGTCCACCCATCTTCTGCCATATAGCGCATATGCACCATTGAGCGATTTGGAACGCGGCGACGCACACCTGCGCCATCCTCAAACTCATAATACCGCGACCGTCCAGCCGCCAATTCGGTGCAGAGGTCAGGGCTGATTGCCTCTATCAAAGTGATTTCACCACCAGCATCACGCGGCGCATATCCATAAGACCGCCCACGCAATAAAAAGGCATAGGCCAAAGAAAACCGCAGGCCGATTGCAGAGACCCCCATAGACGCTTCAACATTCAGCAAATAAGTGGCTGGATGATCGCGCACCCGAACCTCGACACCATTTTCATCACGTTGATAAAGCTTCAATGGCACTTTGGCGTGATCACCGGCAATGTTATTACAGCACGCAAACACAGTCGCATGGCGGGCCGCTGTTCTTCCACTGGCAACCGGCAGGTTTTTAACGCGGCTTTGACCACCGGCACCAATATCAACCATCCAGCCCTGTGGGCTTTTGGTCCCGCTGGTATCAGCAGTGGCTTGAACTGGCGGCTCAATCCGCGCGGTGCCTTCGTTACGGCCCATCATGCGACTAAAAATGCTCATACCACTTCGATTTCCCTTGATTTGCGTTTGCCGTCTGCCGCCTCAGCACGGCCAATGGCCATAATGGCAGCAACTGCGGCATCGATGCGTCCGGTAGATTTCTTTTTGTTTGGTTTGATGTTTTCCGCAGCGTCCTCGTCACGGTGAACATTCCCAATTTGCCACGCCAAAACAGGGTTGCCGCCATGGCGGATTTTCCCCTGCGCGACTTTTTCCTCAAGCCGCTTCATTGGATTTGACATAGACGCATAACCCTGCCGGTGCTCCACCATCGGAAACCGCCGTTTGTCCAGCTTATCGGCCAAATATTTCATGCCCCAAGGGTCATATGCGACCTCTTGCAGATCGAATTTCTTTCTGATCCATTCCAACCGTGTCGCAATTTCATCCTCGTCAATCACCCCACCTTCATGCACCTCAAGCCAATGATCGTCACGCCAGCCGACATATTCACGCTTTTCGGTTTGGGCGCGATGAATAAACCCTTTTGGACCCGACGGCAGGAACGTGTAAGCAATCAGATAAATCAGCCCATCAACAGGGATCGCCACCACAATGGCGGTGGTGTCAATCTTGTTTGACAAATCCAGAGCAACCCACGCTTTTTTGCCATAGAGCATCGCAGGGTCAAACGGGGCGGCACTCAATCCAGCATCCCAGATATCCCGCGCTATCCATGTTTGCGCACCCTCTGTCCACAGGTTCAAATGAAACCTGCGAAACCCTGGCATCTTTCCTTGAATCGCCTGCGCAGCAATCAGCTTTTTCTCCATCGCCGATACTTTTTTACTGACACCCAAATTCGGGTTGCCCATCGCCCAAGCTTTTGGGTCAGCAGGATCACAATCCATGGCAGGTTCGGCAACATAGGCAAACAAGCTATCGTCAGTCACATCGCCGCGTAAAACGCTTTCGCTGTAATCGCGCAACTCGCCACACAATGATGCCCTATTCATGCCAGCGGTTGTGATCACCCAATCAATCGGCTGATCCCGCGCAATCATACTTTCAACAATGGTGTCGGCCAAATCTCGATCTGTCCAACGATGCATTTCATCCCGTGCTAGGAAATACGGGTTAATTCCATCCGATGAATCCCCATCGCGAGACAGGCATGAAATCGTGCCGTCTGTTCTTTTGGTCTCAATCACCTTTGCCGAAGGGTTCATCAACTGGCGCAAGAATGGCGATCTTTTGATCATCCGTTTCAGTTCTTTGAATAACAGACCGGCTTGATCCCGTGTTGTGGCAGCACAGAACCCTTGCGGTGCGGCCTCCCCATCAAACAGCTGAGTGAATAGCATCGGCACCGCAGTATCAGTCGTTTTTCCGTTCTTCTTTCCAATCTGGTGATAGGTTGATTCAAAGCGCCGCAGCCCGGTCTCCTCATGCTTCCAGCCAAATATGGATCCGTGCCGAAACACCTGCCATGGCTCCAGAACAAACGGCCTGCCCGCATATGGTCCAACTGTGTGCTGCAACATGCCGCTAAATCGAATGATCCGATCCGCCGCGTTGCAATCAAAAAACAACCCACGATCTGCGCCGGTTTCCAAATCAAGCAAGTGACGCTCACAGGCCATTCTGACCATATTTCCAGCAATTATTTCACCTTCAAGAACACCAAGTGCATATTTGGAAACGGCGTGGTCAATTGGTTCCATTGAGCTGCCTCATGATATCCGCAAAAAGATCACCTTGACCACCAGACCCCAATCTTGTGGCATCCACCGGCGACAGACCAAACAGGGCAGCGTCACGACGCATCCCCGCCATCGCTTCTTGTTGAATCCCCCATGACGCGGTTTTCTTTTGTTGTATGCCATTGCGGGTTTTAGTCTCATAATACCGTCCCTCCACAGCGATACAGGCTGTGGCAGATAGAAAATTCGAAACGCATTCGCAGTAAGATGCAAATTGATAGGTGTAGAGCGGATCCCATCGCTCTTTAGATACGAGGCCAGGCATCAATTCATCCCAGACGTCGCGGGCAATCTCATTCATAAACTCGAGTGCCGGTGGAATGGCGACAGCATCGGCATCACCCTTCATGGGGGTGACAACTGTTAGATTTGGTTTCTTACCTTTCATCATCACCCCCTTTCTTTTTACATTTGGTTGTTTATTCGTGGGCTTTTTTCCCCAATTTCCCGACCGTGAAAGAAAACGTTATCCCACCGGTTAACTCTAGGGGCCGTTGGTTTTCAGACACCCCCGGTCACCTGCTAGAACCTCCCTCGCAGTCTTTCTGCTGTGGCAAGGATGGCAAAGAGACTGCCAATTCCTTCGGTCCCAAAACTTCTTTCGGTCACCTTCATGCGGCTCGATGTGGTCAACATCCCTTGCCGCAATGACCAAGCCAAACTCGCCACAATCCACACACAGAGGATGCTTGGAAAGATGTGCCTTGCGAGCTTTGCGCCATGCACGGCATTCATACAATCGATGGTGTTGCCTTGCCTTATCGCCTTGGCCTGCCCTTGCGCGCCGCGCCTTTAACTTGGCTTGCCGCGCGGCCTCATGGTCAGCACAATGCGAAAGAGCAGGCAAAGCCATGTCATCACAGCCAGCAGCCACGCATATCTTTTGCAGCGCCATCGTTCCATCACCCTATGATCAACGTGACCACCACCTATCCAGCTTGGTGATGATCGGTGTGTCGGGGTCACGCCCTATGCGCGCCGGAACCTCATGGGGAATGCCAAAAGCAAAAGCCGCATCGGTTTCCCGTTGCAGCTTGTGTATCTTTCCATTGCAGTGGCAGTGCGTAACGCGGCGATGCTCTTGCTCTGCCGTGCTACCGTGGGTCCAGCGCCATCACATCCTGTGCAATGAGTTCTCTAACTGGATCGTCCTGATTCACCTATAAGCTCAGAGTTTCCACCTCGTCAACTCTATTCTCGTCGCGGCACCAACAGCCCTGCATCAATCTCAATAGAGCGAACAGCCCCAAAGAACTGCACCAATGCCCGCGCTGACCCACCGTTAATGTCAACGACCGTTGCCTCCAGACCATCCAGCGGGCCACTGCCAGAACCGTAATCAATCCGCACCTCATCACCGACCGCGTACTCATGACCACTGCGCATTCCAGCCTGATTGACTGGCGCAACATGACTGCCCGCCGCCGACTTACGGCGCAACCCGTCAATCTCTTCCTGAGTGATCAGCATAGGCCGACCATCGGCCCCAACAACACCGGTCACCAGATCGAGCCGCAACAGATCGCGCCACCGGTCCATGCCCTTTGGCCAGCCAACAAAGATCCAATTGGCCAACAACGGAAACGAAACCAGATGCTTAGACTTGCTGTAACGATTGATCCGCCGCCACTCTTGACGGATCGGCAGGAACACATCAAAGCCCGCCCGCTGTAACAACAATTCCGGCACCAATACCCGATGGCCAGTGCCTTTGACCGGACGCTTGCGAGGCACACCATCACGGCCACGATATGTTTCATAACTCGCGCCAACCATGACAGACCTACGACCTGTGTTGCGCGGTGGCTTGAACCGAACCGCATACCATTGCAGCGCACAAACATCAGCTGTGTTGACCATGTTCATACCGCCCTCTTTTCATCACCACCACGCACAATCGCCTCGCA